CAGGTTGGCGCGGGTCAGGTTGGCGCCGGTCAGGTCGGCGCCGGTCAGGTCGGCGTCGGCCAGGTTGGCGCCGGTCAGGTAGGCGCCGGTCAGGTCGGCGCCGGTCAGGTCGGCGTCGGCCAGGTTGGCGCCGGTCAGGTAGGCGCCGGTCAGGTTGGCGCCGGTCAGGTTGGCGCGGGCCAGGTTGGCGCGGGCCAGGTAGGCGCGGGCCAGGTAGGCGCGGGCCAGGTCCACCCGCTGCTTCTCGGCCTTCCAGTCGGTGACGGCGGCGAGGGTGGCGAGGCACTGTTCGACGGGCGTCTCGGCGGCCTTCATGCCTTCGGAGATGCACCAGGCGACGACTTCGCCGGGGAGCCACCACGTGTCGAGGAGCCCGGTCTCACCGGCTCGGAGGATGGCGGCGCGTTCGGCTTCGGTGGTGTCGTCGTGGTCGTTGGTGCGGATGGCGAGGTTGGCGAGCACCCGGTGGGCGCAGTCCGGGTGGTCGGTCCACGATTCGCCTGCGACCCATGAGAGCGCGGTCATCACGCACGCCATGTTCTTGTCGGGGTCGCCCTTGCTGCCGCCGATGAGGTGGAAGCGTTCGAGGGCTTCGTCGATGGTGTGCGTGGTGGGCGGCGATTCGGTGGTCATGGCGTAATCTCCTGGTCGTGGTGGCCCCGCTCCCCCGGTGTCGAATCGGTGGGGAGCGGGGCTGTCGTGTGTCGAGGGTGAGGTGGCCGAACGCCCCCACTGATGGGCGGACGCTGGCCGGGTGAACAAGGGGCACCCGTTGGTGCCGGTCGTGGTTTCGGCCGCCTCGATCTGCCCTGCACTCGACCGGCGGCGGGACCGGGAGTGCAGGACAGGTCGAACCGTCCGAACGATGAGCGGGTCAGGTCATGGCCGCCCGGCCTTCCACCTGGCGAGCTTGAGGTTGTGCGCCTCCGTGCATGGGGCGCACCGGCACGCCCAGTTGACGTAGGTCGACAAGCGCCCGTGGGTAACGTCGACCTCGCCGGAGGCGAGGCGGCGCGCTCGATCAGCGGTGGATGCCCGCTGGAACTCCCGAGCGGCCTGGCGGCAGTCGTCGCAGCGGCAGCGGTAGCGCACATACGCGTAGCGGGATGGCGCCACCGAGGCGGTGTGCGGGCGCCCTTCATTGAGTGTCGGCTGGTACTTCATCGGCCGACCTTCCGCTTCACGGTCCGCACGACCAGATCGCCGACCATCACGGCCACGACGGTCCCGCCGATGGCCATGATGAGCACACCTTCGGCGATGAGGAACAGCGTCAGCGGTCTCATCGGGTGCCCTCGATCTGTTCGTACCGGCAGATCACGCGTGCCAGGCATCGGGCCACGGGGCCGTCGGTGGCGGCGTAGTAGCGGTGCTCTGCGGCGAGCCACTTGCCGAACTCGTGGAGGCTGTCGGCCATGGCCTCGTTGTCGAGGTGGAGCTGGTCCCGCTCCGCCTCGACGATGCCGAGCGCGTGGTGCAGGTCGTTGGCGAGGTCTTGTGCGCCTCTCACTGGCCGCACCGTTCGCCGTAGACGCACCTGCCGCCACCGAGGTGGACGTGGGCGGGTGCAGCGTGGGTCACGGGGGCCGGGGCTGTTGCCGCGACCCCGGCCCCCCGCCCGTCGCCGGGACTGCCGAGGTGTGCGTCCTCAGCGTCGACCGGTGGGGCGTGCTCGTCGACCAGGAGCCGCACCAGCTCGGCGCGGCTGCGACCGGTCGACACGGACCAGGCTTCGAGGCGGGTGAGGGTGGCGCCGTCGACGTTCGGGATGCTGCCCGGGCGCTGCTCGCCGTCGATGGTGGTCATGACGCCACCGCCATGCGTCGGGCCCGCTGGTCGGCGGAGCGGCGGCGCTTGGGCACCGAGGCAGTCCGAGCAGGCAGCTTCACCGCGGCGCAGGTGGGCGGAGTGCCCGCTGGCCGTGCCGTGGTCGATGGGCTGGCGGCGGTCGGCCGTGCGGAGCTTGGCCCGCTCGGTCTCGTTCAGCCCGCCCCACACGCCGTGGCCGATGCCCTCGGCGAGCGCGTAGTCGAGGCAGGTCTCACGCACCGGGCACGAGGCGCACAGGGCCTTCGCTGCGGTGGCCCGGTCGCCGGTGGTGGGGAAGAAGTCGTCGGGGTCGTGGCCGAAGCACACGGCCTCGTTCATCCACGCCGGGCGGAACGCTTCGAGCAGGGCGGCGAGGTCGAACCGTTCGGGGGTGGCGTTGATGAGCCGCTCGACGGGCGCCCGGTGGTCGTACTGGCCGCCGTAGCCGCTCACGATGCGCCCCCGCTCGCGATCTGCCCGAACTGGTGGACCATGTCGGCCACGTCGGGATCGACCTCGTGGGGCACGGCTCGCAGCTCGGCCGACCCGACGAAGCGGACCCACATGGTGCGCTTGGTGGTGCCTTCGGCCCGCTGGGTGACGACCTGGTACTCGCCTCGGGCGATCCCGGCGCGCTGGCCCTGGCGGATGGTGGTGGAGGCGCTGGCGTTGAGTGGCTCGGGGTAGCGGAACCACTCTTCGGGGTGCTGGCGCAGGGTGTGCAGCCAGTCGTTGAGGGGGCTGTAGCCGCCTCGGCCGAGGCACGGCGGCGGCTCTTCCCGGATCAGCTCGACGGCGCTCATGCTGCGCCTCCGCTCACGGGGCCGGTGGCGGTGCCAGCGAGCAGGGCGTCGATGTCAGAGCGGCGAAAGCGGCGGTGGCCGCTCGGGAGCACGATCACCGAGAGGGTGCCGAGGTCGGCGTACCGGCTGACCGTCTTGCCGCTCACTCCGAGGATGTCACCTGCCTCGGTGGTGGTGAGGAGGTCGTCGGGTTCGCTCATGTCGGCCATCATGGGCCATGTCCGGTTTGGCGTCAAGGGGAAGTTTGTCGGTTGCGGGCCACCCGCCCATAACCTTCGTTATGTCAAGCGACCACGGTGGGCGTCGTGTGGTCCCGGGCCATCGGGTGTCGGGGTCGGCGGCTGCCGGGGCGGCCGAGGTCTTTCGGCCCTTGACCTCGGGCGTAGGGTGAGGGTGTCCCGCTTGTGGTGAGCGGACCCCTAGCAACAGGAGAAGAAGCGATGGAACGGGTGACCGAGCACGAGACCTGCAGCAAGTGCGGGTACGACGATGTCCAGATGAGGTACGAACCCGCCACGCCAGAGCGTCGCAACCTGATGCCCAAGCTCGGCGGTCCACCCACGTGGCCGGCCAGGCCGGCGCGGCTGGCCATCCTCTGCCGCAGGTGCGGGTGGCTGTGGGAGCGCGCACCGAAGGACGCCGCCGACGACGAGATCGCTTCCCGCTAGGGGAGCCGCCCCGCCCGTCACCACCGTCCCGGTCCTCGGGTCGGGGCGTTCGGGCGGGGCACCTACGACACCGAGGAGGAGCCATGGACCAACGAGAGAGGTACACCCCCGGCCCCGATGACCGCCTGTTCGCCGCCGGCGAGAAGCACGTCGTGGCCAAGTCGGTGGAGCAGGCGACCGAGTTCCTCGGCGAGCCTGCCGTCGATGTCACCGACACGGTGGACGGCATCATCCGCGAGTGGTGGGACGACTGGCGTCACCAGCCCTGACCCCGGACGCGACGAAAGCGCCCGCCCGGTGAAGGGCGGGCGCTGTTCGGTGTTCGGTACGGCGCGGACACCGGACAGGTGTCAATCCTCCGGCATCTCGGACCAGTCGCCATCGGTGGCATCGCCAGCCATGACGACCAGCCCACGTGTCGCCCACGGTGACCCGGCCCGGACCATCGACCAGCAGTGGTCGCCGCTGGCGTCCACGTAGCCGATCACGGCCACGGCATCGGTGACGAACCCATCGGCCGGGAGGTAGCCGGTCCCGGCGAGTGCCTGGGTCAGCGCTGCCCGCACCGACTGTTCGATGGCCAGCTCGTCATCCATCGTGGCGCACGGCCTCGCCGGGGTAGCGGGTCCACACGCACGCCAAGCTGCAGAAGTCGAGGTCGTGGGTGGTGCGGCCGTCGGGCATGTCCGAGCCCTGGTCGATGCGCTCCCACGACCGGTTGTTGTCGAACTCGACCCTGCACGTTGCGCACCTCACGAGGCGGCGCCGAACAAGGTGTCGTCGTGGCGGGCGAGCCGTTGGCGGATCAGCGGCAAGTAGTCGGCCTCTCGTTCGATCCCGATGGCGTGGAAGCCTTCGAGTAGTGCGGCCTCGAGGGTGGTACCACTCCCGGCGAACGGCTCGAGGATGGTGCCACCGGGCGGCGTGACGAGGCGCACCAGCCATCGCATTAGTGTGAGCGGCTTGACGGTGGGGTGGGTGGTGCCGTCGTCGTGGCGGGGGCGTTCCTTGGTGGGCGCCTTGGCGACGTAGAAGAAGCGGGATGCGCCGCCGCTGTCGGCCGGGATCACCGGGCCGTCGTGGGTCTTGTGCCGGTACCCCTCCCCCGCTCCGACTGTGATGCGTGACGGGTCGAGCTTGCCGCTGGTGAGTACCCCGCTCTGCTCGTCGAGCACGGCGGCCATGTCCTCGTCGAGTGCCACGTTCGCCGGCCAGCGGCCAGCGGTGTTGTATGTCTGCTGTTCATGGTCGGATGCGAAGCCAGACGGCCCTAGTGCCGCCATACCCGCGGACGATGCAGCCTGTCGCTGCACCTTGGTCGAGTCGTACTCCTCGCCCATCCCGATCCGGCAGGCGTCGACGTTGATGGCGCCGGTGCCGTGGGTGGTGACGTTGGCGGCGACGGTGCCCCGGAACGGCTTTCGGGCGACGGTGATCGGCTCGTGTGCTGGCTTGAGCGCCGTCCCCCAGCCGTCCCACTGCTGCGCCTCGGGGGTGGCGGGGGCGGTGGCGTCATAGATCGGGGCGAACGGCCCCAAGCTGCCAGCGTTCTGCGTCGCTGCACCCTTAAGGATGCCGACCACCTCGCGCTCAGCGCCTGCCGCCTTGTCGATGGCCTTGCCCACGTCCAGCGACTTCGGGAAGCCGGAGCCGTAGAGCCAGGCGATCGAGTCGCGCACCTCGAAGCCGGCATCCTCGATGGCGCACGTCAAGCGGTGGGCGGTGCGGGTGCCGCCGAAGGCGAGGAGGTGGCCGCCAGGCTTGAGCACGCGCAGCACCTCGGACCACATGGTCACGTCGTAGGCGATGCCCTGGCCGTCCCACGCCTTGCCCATGAATCCGAGCTCGTAGGGCGGGTCCGTCACAACGGCGTCGACAGACTCATCGGCGAGGGTGGCGAGCACCTTTCGGCAGTCGCCGTGTCGTAGGTCGATCATCAACACACCTCCATGTCGCCCCACCCGCGGTGGTGGGCTGAGCCGACGGTCAGCGTCAACATCCCCGGCGGCGAGGTGCGCCCCGTGGTCGACGTGTACCAGTACGAGCCGCCGTCCATGGAGGGGGACATCACCACGGTGCGCCCGGTCTCCTCGCTGATCTGTAGGTGGTGGCGGTGGGCGGTGATGATGAGGTCAGCAGCGGCGATCGGCTGGCGGCCCATGATCTGCCCCTCCCACCACTTCTCGACGGCGGCGGCACCGGTGGCCGAGGTCGCACCAGCTCGCCGCTTGGAGCCGATCTGATGGCCGTGGGTGAGGCCCACGTTCACGCCTGCCACGTCGATGACCATCGTCAGGTCGCGGGCGTAGGCGAAGTCCACGGCGCCGTACCGGTCGACGTTGGCGGCGCACGCCTCCTCGATGCCTTCGACGATGGTCAGCGATGCGTTGTCGTCGGGGGTGGTCTGCGCCTTGCCGGCGCCGTTGCGGTTCTCGCCGTGGTTGCAGGGCACCGCGGTCACCGTCACCGCGTAGCCGTCGGTGGTGCAGTCGTCGACCATGCGGAACAGCAGCCGGCGAGCCACCCGCAGTTGCTCCCGGCCGTTGAGGTCGGTCGTGAAAGCCTGACTGGCGTAGTGCCCGCTCACCGCCTCGACCAGGTCGCCGGTGTTGGCGAGGACTACCCGCGATGGGCGGCGGCCCAGCTTCGTCAGCTCGCGCATCCGTTGGCGGGCCCGCTCCCACGATGCGACGATGCGATCGACGGTGGCGGCGCTCCCGCCTCCCTCGCCCTTGCCGATCTGCCAGTCGTTGAGGCTGACCACGAATGCGGGGTGATCGGTGGCCGTGGCGGCCTTGCGTGGCGGCGCCTTGCGGGTGGCGACCTTGATGAGCTGGTCGACGTCGGCGCGGTCCACGGCAGTGGAGGCTTCGACGATCGTGGCCCGGTAGTAGCGCATCCGCCGCACTTCGCCGCCACCGATGGCGGCGTCCCACCCGCGGAACTGCGCCGAGCCGTCGACGATGCGATGCCGTGTCGGGTCGAGACCCCAATCGGCGACGAGCTCGGCCCACATGGCGGGATCAGGCTCGGACTCCATCGGCCCGGTGGTGACGGTGCCGGCGTGGCCGTCCCAGGTGAGCCCCGGCTCCCAGCCTGCGGGCGCCTTGGCTGGCGGCGGCGGCCGGTGGTTCTGCTCGAGCGCGGCGGCGAGGTCGCTACTCACAAGTGCAGTCCCGTCGTCGGTGGCGCTGGATCGTGTTGCCCTTCACCGGATGGCCTTGAGTGGTGAGGGCGCGAGCCAGGTTCGAACCACTGATGGAGGGGTCGGCGAGGGCTGTGGCCAACGTGGCGGCGTCGGCCCTGTCGAGCCGAGCCGAGATGGCGGCGATGGAGCACGTCGGGCCGGTTGGCCGAGGCTCCACGCTGGCGAGAGCGTCCGAGAGGGACACAGGGCAGGTCCAATCCTGGGGGACAGATACCTAGCTACTGACGGTGTGTCAGGATGGTTCGGTGCGGTCGATGAGCGTCTGCGCCATCAGCTCCACCCGGTCGGCCACGTCTCGCAACGACTGGCCGTCGTTGGTGCGCACCTCGTGCTCAACGATGGCGAGCTTCGCCTCCATGGCGGTGAGGCGGTCGCGGTCGGGGGTGAAGTGCTCCTCGATGACCCCGCCGAGCCAGTTGCGCATCGGGTCCGACACCATCTCCCGCCACAGCCAATGGATCGGCTTGTTGATGAACGGCAACTTGGCGGCGGCGGCGATCGTCACCAGCGCACCACAGATGGCGGCGATGGCAATGGCGGTATCGCGCAGCGTGGCGAGCCACGGCGACAGGGCGGCGAGCACCTGGCTCACTTCTTCGCCAGCGCGCGCAGCGCCACCATGAACCGCTCGTCGACCCGGCTCGTCTCATCGACGGCGCCGGATGCATCAGACCAGCGGGCGGCCTTCTTGAGGGCGACGACGGCCCGCACGGTGTCCGGCCCGTAGATGCCGTCGACGCGCAGCCCGAACAGGAGTTGCAGCTCGGCCACCTGGTCGTTGCGGCCGCCGAGCTTGTAGATCATGGCGTCGTCGGCGCCTGCCACGAACGTCCGGTAGTGGCGCCCGGCGTTGGGGTCGACCGGCTTCGGTGGCGCAGGCGGGCCGAACGGGCGGATCGTCTTCGTGGGCGCCTTGGCGGTCGCCTCGAAGTGCCACGGCTCACCGGGCACCGGCGTGTGCAGGCCGTACGCGGCCTTTACCCGGTTGGCCGCGTTGAGGTTGCGGCCACCGATGTCCGCGGCCGTGCGGCGCTGATGGTTGCTCGACCCGGGCAGTGCCGTGGTCGGGTAGCCCTTGCACGAGCGCGAGCACTCGCGGCCGGGGCACCGTTCCCGGCGCAGGTCCCACTGGCGGCCGGCGTCGCGGTACCCGGACACGAGGACCAGGCCGCCGAGGTCGGCCATCATCGTGGCCAGCCGGGATCGCAGCGGCTCGGCCAGCTGGGCCATGTCCTTCGGGTCCGAGCGCGGCGTGTTGGGGCGGGCGCAACCGGGGGCGACCATCAGTCGTTCGCCTCGATCTGCCGGTACGCCTCGGTGGCGGCCTCCTGCGTGAGCGCCTGGCCGGGCGCGGGCAGCACGGCGAGCCGGTCCCGGGCGATCAGGGTGACGGCGTTCACCACCGCGGCCACCCCGGCGAGCGCGGCGGCCTGGATGGCCGACACGTCGATGCTCGGGATGAGCGCGGGGGCGACGAGCCCGCCACCGAAGGCGGCGACGAACGTCCAGAACAGGCGCTCGATGGTGTCTCGGACCTTGGGGGACATGGCGGGGTCTCCTAGTAGTTGGTGAGGTGGGCGAGGATGGCGATCTCGTCGACGGCGGCGTCGTCGAGCGACAGGTGACCGGCGGCGGTGGTGGTGAGCGGGAGGTCCCACTCCTCGCACCAGTCGACGACCGTGGCGTAGGCGACGAGCGTGTCGTTGCTGGCGGCGATGACCATCGTCCGGTCGGCGAGGTGCGAGCAGTCCCGCACCACGGGGTCGATGGCCGCAGCAGCGGCGACGGTGGCCGCCCGGCCCGACGAGGACCACGCCGTTTCGAGGCTGGTGCGGATGGCGGGGATGGTGGCACCGAGGTCCCACAGCTCGCCCACGTCGAGCGCCGGGACGTAGAGCACCACGTTCGCCGACGTGAGCACGGCGGCGAGGTTGACGGCGTGCAGGGCACCCATCGACCCGGCGACGATGTCAATCCTCGTGGCCGTGATGCCGAGGGCGGTGAGCATCGTCGTGGCCTGAGTGGTGATGGCGGCCGTCCCGGCGGGCGTGCCCCAGCTCGCCCCGGTCCACGGGTAGACGATAGTGGTCCCGACGGCGAGCAGCGCATCGACCGGGAACCCGTCGCCGGTCTGCTGGCCGCGGGTCAGCCCGCCGAGCGCGGTCGCCGACGTGTCGCCGTTGGGGTAGCCGTGGAGGTTCAGCACCACGGCGCCGCTCGGCTGTGCGGGGACCAGGGCGACGGTGTCGCCGTTGACCACCCGGGACGCTGCGACCTTGCGGCCGAGGCGCTTCATGGCCATCAGACCGAGTAGGCGGCGAGGTGGACGCGGCGGGCCGGTCGGGTCGGCGTCGTGAGTGTCGGCGTGCCGGATGCCGTCGCCACGAAGATGCCCACGGAGACAGCCGTGCCGGCGGCGATGGTCGGCATCACCACCGTCTGCGCCACGAACCTGTTGAGGTTGAAGGCTTCCTCGGTGGTCCGGGTCGTGCGGCCCATCAGGGACACCTTCGTTTCCCAGTCATCTGTGGAGTACCACAGCGAGACCAGCGCCGTCGTGGCCACGAGCACCTGACTCGTGTACATCTCCGTTGTTTCGATCCGCACCCGGGCGTCGGGCATCGTGAAGTCGATGGTGAGTGGGGCGAGCCGGTAGTCGGTGGAGTGTGCGCCGATCACCTGCACGATGTCGCCGACAGGTTCCGCGATGGCGAGCAGCGATCCGGGCGGCACCGTCGCCGTCCACGCCGAGCCGGTGGAGATGTAGAGCGTCTGATCGTCGGTGGCGAAGTAGCCCACGCCGGCATCCACGCCGGTCGCAGCGGGGCGGGCCGAGAGCAAGCCGGGCGTCAAGAAGCCGGGATCACCGGCCGCACCCTGCGCGCCAGTCGCCCCGGTGGCGCCCGTGGCTCCGGTCGCACCAGTAGCGCCGGTCGGACCCTGCGGGCCAGTCGCCTGCACGAAGCTGGGCGGCACCGGCGAAGACACCTGGATAGCAGGATCAGCCCATGAGACCGCCGTGGCGGACACCGGGACCTCGATGTCCCGGACGATCGAGCCGACCGCGCCGACCACGGTGCAGCGGTAGAACGAACCGGCCGGGGTGATCTCATCGTTCGGCGTCACGTCGAGCTCGGCGTGCCCGTCGGCATCGAGGGGGAGCGTGCGCGTGTCGCCGATCACGACCGAGCCGGTGGAGCCACCGGCGCCGCCGTGCACCAGGCGCACCAGCACGGAGCGGTTGGCCATCGGCGAGCCGTCGGGGTAGGTGGCGTCAATCTCGACGGTGGTCGTGGTCATGGGGCGTCCTTAGCTCTGTGCCAGGTTGAGGGTCACGGTCACGTCGTTGCCGGGCAGCCACGTCCACGTCTCGCCCTGAATCTGGGAGTCGATGGTCACCGGGTCGAGGCCGCCCGACGGCGTGTAGATCACGCGTACCTTCTTCTCGAGCTCGATCTGTCCGAGGAGGTAGGTGGTGTTCGTCTCGGGGAAGCCCATGGCCGAGAGGTAGATGGTGATCTGTTCCATCTCGATCGGCGGCTTCTTCTGCCGGGCGACGGTGCGGGCGGCGATGGCTTCGGCGTGGCCAGCACCGGCCACCAGGAGCGATTGGCTCACCGCTCGCTGGCCGTACCTGGCGATCGAGGTGGCGTCGCGCTCCTCATGGACGACGGCCTTGACAACGCCGTCCTGGTCGGGCACGCCGTGGCTCACCTGCGAGATGTTGACGACCCGGTCCAGGCGACTGCCGGTGCGCTGCACGGGTCCACGCCGCACCCGCGACGCACCGGCCACCGAGGCGACCGACGCCTCGTCGGACATGATGAGGCGGAGCGTGTCGTAGTCGGCGGCCTTGGCGGAGGACTCGACGGCGAGGATGGACCGGATGCGGACCTTGCCGTCCCGCAGGCTGTAGATGTCTCCGCCGATGCCGTCGGCCAGGTCGGACAGGGCGCCGCCCAGCGTCGTCGGCGTGGAGCCGAGATCACCCATCCCCCACAGGGCCACGTAGCCCGGGAACGAGGAGTAGTCGTAGTACGGGGAGAGCGTCGTCGGGGCGGGGTGCCACTGGCTCGACTCGCCCGACTGGATCGTCCAGCCCGCTACGTCGTAGAACCGCTGCACCCGGGTGGCGAGCGAGTCGCCCCGGTAGAGGTTGGGGTTGGCTACGAAGCCGCTCAACACGGCGGCGACATCGTTGGTCAGGGTGCCCCGTCCGAACAGCACCTCGTCGAACGCGGCCGTGAGACCGAACGACGAGCCGCCGGTGATGAGCGTGCCGGCGTTGCTGGTCGATGGGATGCTCGTGGTCTTGGTGTCCTCGCGTCGACCATCGACCCACAGACTGACCCGCACGCCGCCCTCGATCGTGACGAGGATGGTGTGCGGGTTGCCGTCATGCCAGAGCGTCCCACGAGCCGGAGCGGTGAGCGTGTTGACCAGCGTCCCGGCGCTGTTCCACAGACGGAACCGGATGTCGGCGCTCGTCGGAGAGTCGATCTGCCAATAGCGGTCGTTGTCGACCTCGTCGTAGACCGATGCGATGGACTGCGTACCGGAGCCGGCCAACGCCATGCGCTCGGCCCGCCACGTGATCGCGAACCACGTGTTGGTCGTGTCGCCTGACGGGAAGACCCACGACTCCTGCACCTGCATCTCGGCGCCCGACGGAGACAGCGACCAGGCGACACCGTCGACCTCGCCCGACTCACCGGGCAGCAGCGACGGGAGGAACGTGGCCGTGCCGCCGCCGACACCGCCGTAGGTCGCGCCACCATCGACGACGTTGGCCCACGGCGTCGCACCGAGGTTGCCACGAATCCAGATGTCGGGGTCGGCCTGCGCCACCACCTGCGACCACAGGCCATCGGTGAGGCTCAGATTGCTAAACAACCCAACCGCGTCCATCGCCTCGAAGTCGACCGTCGCCGCGCTGCCGTGCGGGGAATCGTTGCAGCGCCACGCCTCTGGGCCGAGAAACATGCGGCCGCCGAGCGGGTAGAAGTCGACACCCCCGCCGTCGTCCCATGCCACGAAGGCTCGCACAGGGCAGAGCGGCATGGCCTGGTCGGTCTCGTAATCCACGAGCCCGTCGGGGTTCTTCGGGTCGAGCATCCGATCGGAGTTGTCCAGCACGGCCGAGATGGTGGCCGGGCTGAACTTGGCGGTGCTGTCTGAGCGTCCCCGCTTGTAGGTGAACGACATGACCCGGTCGGTCAGGTCGAGCCAGTCCTCATCGGCGGGGACGTCGAGCGGGCCGAGGTCCGGCGCCACCTGCAAGTAGAGCTTCGGGTCAGCCATCAGCCTGCGACGCCGGCGGCGAGGAGCGGGCGGGCCTGCATCCGCGATGCCTTGTTCATGCCGTCGGCCACCACCTCGGCCAAGTCGCGCTCGCTCATCACGTGGCCGTGAACATGGACGGTCACCTGTGCGGTGCCAGCGCCGGCGCTGTTGAGGCGGGCGGCGGGCGGGGAGCCGGCAGGCTTCGCCGGGCGCACCGCAACGTTCAGCGCAGCGAGCTGCACCGTCATGAGCTTCGTGTTCCCGGCCACGAGCTTGAGCTGTGTCACGGCCTCCAAGGCCATCTTGTTCAGCTTGTCCTGGGCGCGTAGCTGGCGCTCGAGGATCTGGCCCACGTCGACGAGGTCGAAGGCCGATTCCTTCGTGACGGCGGCCGCGGCCACCACGGCAACCGGCGGTCCCTGCTGGATGCCCTCAAGGCCACCGAGGTCGGCCCACTCCTTCGTCCCGGAACTCGGCCCGCGGTGATCGCTGCCGGGGCCGGTGGGCTTCTTGTTCCACGACGGGCCGCGGTTCGGCCCCTTCGACTTGCCGCCCGCCATCGTCGGGATGGCCTCGGTGAACGCTCCGAGGTAGCTCTCGACGATGGCGCCGCCATCCACGAGGCCGTCCAGCAGCCCGTCCATGATGAGCACGCCGTTGTCGTAGAGGAGGGTGCGGTCCTTCGACGGCGGCCCCTTCCACTCGGGGATCATGCTGGTCACCGAGGACAGCACGCTTGAGATCGACGGGATCGCCGAGCGGATGCCACGCACCAAGCCGTCGATGAGATCCCGGCCGGCGTTGTAGAGCGTCGTCGCCATGTTCCCGATGGCCGCCACAAACTTGCCCGGCAGGCCGCGCACGACCTCCACGGCCTTGTTGATGCCGTCGGAGATGGCGCCCTTGATGCCCTCCCACGCCGTACGGGTTAGCGACTTGAGCGCGTCCCACGCCGCCTGCATGACGGCCTTGAGGGCGTCCACGGCGGTCGAGACCACGTTCTTGATCTGCGCCCAGATGCCACCGAGGATGTCCTTCATCCCGTTCCACGCACCGGACCAGTCGCCCCGGATGAGGGACATGACGGTCTGGATCACGCCCTGCACCACCCGGATGGCGTTGTCGATCGAGGAGCGGATGAACCCCCACGCGGCCGAGGCGATGGCGAGCAGCTCGTCCCCCCACTGCTGCCACGCCGCCTTAATGACGCCGATCACGGTCTGAATCGTCTGCCACACCCGCTGGATGCCGTCGGTGATGGCGGGAAATGCCACGTCGCGCACGAACGCAACGACCGTGTCCACGACGTTCCGGAAGCCCTCGAAGTTCTGATAGGCGTAGACCAGGCCAGCGGCGAGCAGGGCGACGCCGGCCACGAGGAGGATGATCGGAGCGGCGGCGGCGAGGGTGGCCAGCGCGGCAGCACCGGCCGACACGGCCCACGCACCGAACGCCAGCGCAACCACGGCGCCGATGGCGGCGAAGGCGGGGCCAGGGTTGGACGCGACGAAGGAGGCGATCGCTTCGAACGCCGGGCGGATCTTGTCGGCGATCCCGGCAGCCGAGGTGGCGAAGTTGCCGACCGCGTCGCCGATGGCGTCGAAGGTCGGGGCCAGCTCGTCGAGCTTGTCCTGCACCCACTGGATGGCGCCAGGCATCTTGTCGCCGAGCCACTCCGTCACCTTGGTCACGGCGGGGATCAGCCGGGCGGCGACCTCCTCCTGGAGCTCGCCGAACATGTTCTTGAGCTTGGCGACCTTGCCGGCGGTGGTGTCGCCGAACGCCTCGGCCGATCCGCCGAACTCCTTGTTGAGCTCGGCGAGGATGACCTTTTGCGCGCCGGCCGTGTCGCCAACGGCGACCATGGCCTCGATCTGTTCCTTCTGCTGGTCGGTGAACGTCACGCCCACCTTCGACAGCGCCGAGATGCCCTTGACGGGGTCGTTCAACGCCCTGCCGAGCTGCATCGCCGTCGTGGATGCGTCGGTGCCCATGGCAACGCTCATGTCGAGCATCGTCTGAGTGGCCGCGTCGAAGTTGGTGCCCTTGATGTTCGTGAACGTCAGGAGCATGTTTTGCCCCTGCTGGATCACCTCGGCCTCGACGCCCGACATCTTCTCGAGCGACCCAGCCAGGTTGGCCACCTGCTCCGCTGTGCGGTCAGCGGCGCCCCCCGTGGAGCGGATGACCGCGTCGGTCTGCGCCGCGATGCGCTCGACCTCGATCAGCGCATCTATGCCGCCCTTGACGAACGCACCAGCAGCGACGCCGAGCACGGCGCCACCGACGGCCACCGTCTTGAACACCTTGCCGATGGACCCGCCGACCTTCGACAGCTTGCTATCGGCCGTCGATGCCGACGCGCTCACCGAGCTGAACGCCTGCTGGGCGCCCTTGGCATCACCGGTGATGACGACAGAGAGCTTCTTCTCGGCCACTACATCACCTCCGTCGGTTCTGCTTGTTCATCTCGTCGAGCGTGTGGATGTAGCGGTTCAACTCGGCCACCGAGTAGGCGGTGAAGTTCTCGGGCGTGATGCCGAAATGCATGGACAGAGCCGGCCAGGATTCGTGGAATCTGGCCCTCAGGATTGGGGGTCGTCGGCGTCCTCGGCGTCGTCGGGGGTCACCTCGAAGAACTCGATGTCGTCCTCGCCCAACTCGTCGGGCCACTCGTCCTGGACCTGGGTCAGCGTGAGCATCGGGTTGCCGGCGGCACGGCCAGCGAGCCACCACACGACCATGAGCGAATCGACGCCGAACGAGTCGCCAGAGATGAACGCCTCGAGCGGCAGGCCGGTGGCCTTGCGGACGATCAGCCGCTCCTGGATCGGGATGTTGTTGAGCGCCACCGTGCGGGTCTCGTCACCGATCCGCAGCTTGTGGACGACCTTCGCCGCCTTGACCTCTTCCCGGCGCTTGCCGACTCCTGGGGTTGGCGCTTTGGCCATATCTGATTGCCTCCTGCTAGTCGTTGAACGCTTGCTTCGCCACGTCCTCGACCGCTTCTCCGTAGGCCTTGGCTATGGCCTCGGACTCGCGGTTGATCGTGGCGTTGATGGCGTAGGGGCCGCCGCCGCCGCCCACGTCCCACCCGGTGCCGATCCAGTTGCCCTGGGACTTACGTCCCCAGAACGCCGGAGCGGCCCGGTACTTGCCTCTAGGCGTGCGAGCACCGCCGACGGCGATGGTGGCGCCCTTGCCCTGTGTGGCGGTGCCCTTGATGGCGCTAGCGAAGTGACCGGCCTGAGCCGATGCGCCGGGAGCGGCGGCGCTCGACTTGGCGGCGATGTCCTTCGCTATCTTGCGCTCCGCCTTGGTGAACTCCTTCACCCAGTTGGTATCGCCCTCGAGCTTGCGTAGCTCGGCGATGAACTCGTTCAGGCCTTCGACCTGGACGCCGGTACCGCCGCGCCCCTTGCCCCGGCCCTTGGCCATCGGGTCAGACCGTGGCGCTGGCCGAGGTGAGCACGGCGGTGATGGCCGACGCGTTCGTGGTCGACGAACGAACAGCCTTGAACGTGATGGGCTCCTCGTTGAGGTCCATCGCGTTGAACGACGAGGACGCCTCGTCGATGCGGCAGTTGGCCGTGATGACCAGCGAGTTGGCGCCCGACTCGGTCGAGAAGGTGGTCACCACTGCCGCCGTCGCACCGGCCTTGAGGACCGTGATCGGGGTGAGGTCGCGGTACTCCCGGCCCAACTGGATGCCGAACTCGCGACGACCGGTGCGGAGCGGCTCGCTGATGAGCTCGGAGCCGAGGAACCGGCGATCCGTCTTGAGGGCGTTCGTCCCGGTGATGGTCAGGTCGGTCACGGGGTACGCGCCGCCGCCGTAGGTCACGCTCGCGTGGTTGAACTTGAACGGCGTCGCAGCCAGGGTGCCGTAGGACGGGGTCGCCACCGGAGCGCCGATGACCATCGTCACGCCGGTCGCTGTGGCGGTGGTGGCCGCCGACAGGGTCACGCTCGTCGCGCTCTGCACTGAGGCGATCGTGGAGCCGGCAGCGATGCCGGTGCCGGTGATGAGCTTGCCCTTGTCGGCGTTGGAGAACAGCGCAGTGGCCGAGGTGACGGTGGTGTTCGTGGCCGTCGTGCCGTCGGTGATCGTGCGGGTACCGAAGTGGGCGTCACGGGCGACCGTGGTCAGGCCCAACGTGGCGATCTCGTCAGCGGAGCAGGCGATCTCCCAGTCGGTGACCTTGCAGCCGACCAGCTCCACAGGGATCAGAGCCGCACCCTCCACGGGCGCCACGCCGAAGTGCGACGTGAACGACAGGTCATCGATGGCGCCGGGGGTGAACGTGTGGACGGTGCCGGTGGTCGACACGGCGCCGAACATGTGCTTGAGCAGCAGGCCGATGTGGTCCTGGTACAACTCCATGCCGAGATCGGCCTCGACGCTGATCGGGCCGCCGTTCCACTGGTCGGAGCCGATGATGTCCAGCCCGGCGACGACGCCTTCGGACTCGATGCGCTCCTTGCTGTAACTGAACGACTGCTCGATGACGGGGAAGAACCGCGACGGCGCCACACGGGTGCCATAGGTGACCTCGTCGGCGATGCCGAAGTACTGATCAGAGGGGGTGACGGCCATTACTTCTGCTCCTTCTTGACCGCCGCAGCGGGCTTGGGGGTGACTGCTTCGAACTCGGGTCGGGCAGCCAGCTCGGCGGCCACCGCTTCATCGGCGACGTTGAACACCTCGCCCGCAGCGGCGGTGATGCCGAGCGTGGTGAAGGTCTGCGCCACCTTGGACACGTTCTTGATCTGAGCCATGACGGCGCTCCTAGTAAGGGGAAAGACGGGAGTGAACGGAGAGGGTGATTTCCGCATAGGACAGAGCGCCATCGGCGGTCATCTGGATCTGGTGGCGGCGGCGCACGATGCCCGCCGAGAGCACGCCGTCGAGGTCGGAGAGCGACGGATCAGCGGCGAGCACAGAGTGAACGGCGGCCTCGATCTCGGCCAGGCGTTCACGGGTGGCGGCGCGGGTGATGCGGCCACGCACGTGCGCCAGAATCCGCACCTCGAAGATGTCGTCATAGGGCTTGACGCCGCCGACGGCCACCGGCATGGAAGCCACCGAGTCGATCTCGTCGTCTACGACGAGTGTCTCGGGGCCGATCATGTCGAGGTCGCCGGGCCAGCCGTCGAGCACCTGCACTCCGGCGAGCTCGGTGGCGCCGGTCAGCACGGCGACGAGGTGGGTGCAGACCTGCCCCCAGATCGGTGTAGCGGCCATCAGGCGAGGCCGACGCGCTCGTCGGGGAGGCTGTTGAGCAGGCGGTCCACGTCGAGCCAGCCGGTCGGGCGGCCGGCGTGCCAGTCGGGCGTGGAGTAGCGGGTGGTGCCCGCCTCGGTGGCGATCGACAACGTGTTGCGGGACACGCCAGAGGAGCGGGCCTGCAAGGTGCAGAGCACGTACTCGGTGCAGGCGTCGAGCAGCAGCGACGGCGTGGAGGTCATGCCGTGCCGGAACGCCACCGTGAAGCGGCCGCGGTGGCCGATGTGGATACGCCCGGGCGCCTCATCGATCTGATCGACGAGGACCGGCGTGCCGATCGTGGCCACCACGCCGGTGGCCGCCGCCGTCGTGGCAGCCGAGAGGACCACCGCCGTGGCGCTGGAACGGGTGGCGATCGTGACGCCGAGCGGGAACCCGTCGCCGATCACGGTGCGGCCCACGTCCTCGGACGTGAACGCCGCCGTTGCCGAGGTGAGCGCCGTGTTCGTGGCCGTCACCGCGTCGGACACCCTGCGGGCGTCGTCAGCGTCCACGACCACCACCTGCGCCACACGGCGGGCGGGGAGCTCGAGGACGCCGTAGCGGTCGCTGTGGCCGGTGTGGAAGGCCGTGCGCTGCGTCGGGGCCACGCCCCGGTAGCGGCAGACGATCTCATCGAACGAAGCGATGGCCGCCGTCACCTCACCGTCGGCGAGGCGGGCCAGGCGCGTGTCCCGCTCCTTCGCTGCGGTGGCGGTGAGGAGGGCGGCCACGGGTCAGGCCTTGGCCTTGCGGACGGTGGTGCGCTTCTCGCCGGGAGCGGCGGTCGCCTGCTCCACGACGGGCGCGGTGGGGGCGGCCTTCGGCGCCACGGGGGCACCATCGACGAGCTCGAAGTAGGACGGGTTGGAGACCACGAACGGGTCATCACCCGGCAGGTGGGCGCCAGCAGCGACCACGCGGGTCGACGACGCCATCCCGCACCTCGCACGGTAGGTAGCCACAGAACGGACCTCAGATCACGTAGACGGGCAGGGGGAAACGGCGACGGGCGGCCCCGGTGGCCGGCCGCCCGCCCCACGCTCAGGGTTGGACTACGCCGCGGTGGGGTTGTCCAAGATGGTGAAGGCGGCGTCGTTGACGCTGTCAGCGCCGGTCCGCCACCAGGCGAGCAGGCCGCGCTGGCCGGTAAGCTTCCCGTCGCCGTTGACGACGTGCTGCACGGTCTCCACCGACATGCCCACGCGATCCACGATCACGTAGTTGCGGAAGTCGCCGAGGATGGCGATGTAGTTGGTCGCCGTCGCCGACACGTCCCACGAACCGTCCATGGCGGACGCCTCATAGGCGTTGTAGCCGAGGAGCTGCGACGGCATGGCAGCGCCGAGGCGCTCCCACAGCGCAGCGCCACCGTTGGCGTCGAACTGCCGGATGCGGTTGTAGATGGACTTGTTGGCCACCCACGACGCGTTCGGGCGGAAGCGGGGGCCGAGGGCCTCCTCCACCGCGTACAGGTCGGTGGCAGCGAACACGCCCTCGGCGCCGGCCACGTTGATCTCCGAGGCGGTGCCAGCGAGGGCGGTCACGATGCCGACGGGCTCGTTGGAGCCGTCACCGGCGCCGACCGCGTGCTTCGTGGCCTCGAGGGTGTCCTTCGCGTCCTGGAGCAGGAGCAACATGTCCGACGTGAAGCCGGGGTAGTCCATGCCGATCTCGAAGGAGTAGTTGATCTGCGCGTGGGCGCGGTGGGCGGTGATGGTGGGCTGGGCCAGGGTGGGCGAACCCTCCGTGATGGCCGAACCCTCAGCCGAGAACGCAGCGGTGACGCCAGCGGTGCTGACGCCCTTCCACTTGTCGTTCGTGATCGGCACCACGCGGCTGATCTGGCGGAACGGGTTGGCCGAACCGTCGGAGGTCAGGATCAGCGTGGGGTCGATGATCACCGGGACGGCGAAGCCGCCGGCCGTGGTGGTCAGCGAAGCCGCACGGGTGAAGACCTCGCGCTCGTCGTGGGTGAGCGAGATGCCCGACGGGTCCTGGATGAGCTTGCCGAACGCCCGCTCGTAGGTGGGCGAAGCGGTGGCGAGCACGCGAACAGCGGCGTCCACGGGGAGGGTGCGGACGAGCTCCTCAGCCCGCTCGCGGTGGGCGTCCTTGGCGAACGCGCCGGCCTCGATGGCCCGGCAGGCCTGGCTCCGGGTCTGCGAACCATCGGAGGTCCGCAGCTCGGACAGGTCGAACGGGTCCTGACGGACGATCACGTTCGGGGCGCCGAAGGTGGCACCGCGCTCGATGTTGGTGTCGGCCTTGGCCTGGTCGATGGTGGCGACGAAGCGGTCGATGCGCTTGTCGGCGTCGGCCACGTAGTCGAGGCCGGCCTGGAAGGCGGCGTCCTCGTCGGGGGACAGGTCGCGGGTCAGGCCGTCGGTGGAGAGGGCCTGGAGGTGGTCGATGACGTACTGGCGCTCGTCGCGCAGCTTGTCGAGGGGCGTGGTCATGGGTTGTCTCCAAGGGTCAGGAGGGCGAGCGCGCGGACGCGCGCTTCGGGTGACATGCGAGGAGTGCTGCGCGGCTCCTGCATCGGTTCGACGGGTTCCACCACCGGAGTGCCCTCATCGAGGGCGGCTTCGACGGCGGGACTGCCGAGAGGGAGGGCGCGAGCGAACTCGAGCGCCAGATCGGGATCAGCGGCGAGGGCTGCCAGTAGTTCGCGGGCCTGTTCGCCGTACGCGCCGGCACGAACACCGGCGATCAGCGCGCCGTCGTAGGCGGGGAACGACACGGCCGACACCTCATCGAGGCCGACTTCGAGCCGCTCCACGGCGGAGCGGTCGGCGTTGGCCCTGGACTTGATCGGCCGGAAGCCGACAGACAGGGCGTCGAGGGCGCCATCACGGATGAGCTCCAAGGCTTCATCACCGGCGGTGGTCTTGCTCACCCGGAACTCGGCGTAGAGGCCGGCGGCGTCCTCACGGAGCAAGCTCGCCTTGCCGAGCGGCATCGACCGGCGGTCGTGCTGGGCCAGGAACTTGACCCGGTTGCCACGCTCGGCGATCGTCTTGGCGAACGCACCGCGCCGGAAGGTCTCGTCGTAGACGCCCTCCATGTCGCGGATGGCGGTGGGGGTGTCGAACGGAACAGCGATGCCGACCACAGTGCGGCCGTCGCCGCGAATCTCGAGGTCGGCGTGGTGGGCGCGATTGAGGGTTTCCACGATGCGCCTCCCTTCGGGGGTCGGGGCTGGTGCGCTCATGGCGCGGGGGTGGGGGCGGGTGGCGTGCTGTTCGGCGACTGGAGCTGCACGCTGTAGAGGTTGGAGTGGACGAGCTTCGTGAAGTCGTTGGCCTGCACGGCCGCCACGACCGAATCGGGCTGGAAACCGGCGTCCACGAGGGTGCGAATCGTGTTCGACCGCTGCGCCGAAATCTCGCTGTCGTCCTTCATGTCCTCCTGCAAGAAGGGGACGTCGCGCTCGTCGTACCAGAGCCGACCCTCGCCGGGAGACAGGTTCGGCGGGAACTTGAGCACCGATTCCAGCGCACCGGCGGCGGCGCGCCACTGCGGGCGCAGCCACACGTCCGCCACCGCCCGGCGAGCCTGCGAGAAGTTGGAATAGGTCGCCGAGGCAAGACCTTCGGAGAGGCCGGCCATCAGCGGGGCGATGCCGCTGGCGGTGGCAATGCGGGTCTCTCCGGCGCCCTGGGTGGCCTTGAAATCGATGGCCTTGAGGTCTGCGCCAACGACCTTCACATCAGCCCCACCGGCAAGCCACATTGTGCGGTAAGCGTTGCGGGCGCCCTCGTGCTTGGCCATCTCGTTCACGAGCTCCAAGAACTCGGGCTTGGCGATGGACTTATCCAGCGATACCACCATGTTCGGGGTCGCTGCGTTGTCGAAGAACCGGCCCTTGTGGGTGGTCGCCGCCGTATCGCTTCGGATCTCCTCCAGCACCGGCGTCAGCCACGACATGCCCCGGAACTCGGCGTCCGGGTCAGGCGACGGGGCGTAATGCACCATCTCCGCCACCGGGATCGGAACAGGCTCACCCGTGTGGCGGCCATGTGGCCACCACACGTAGAACGTCGGCTCGAGGTCGATGCCGGTGTCATCGTTCGTGGTGGAGCCGAACGCCATGTCGACCCGGTCGGGGCGCAGGCGGATCAGCCGATCACCGTTGCGCCAGAGGTAGGCGTTGCCGGCCAGCGAGCTATCCAGCTCCATGCGGGCCAGGAGGTCGGCGGTCGTGCCGTTGCGCCATGGCCGCTCGAGGACGCCGAGCTCAGGAGTGCCGAACAGGTCGGACGGGCGGCCGTTGTTGAACTTCTGCCACTGGAAACGGGCCTCTGAGAACAGGCGCATACGCACGCCGATGAGGCCGAACACGATGCCGTTTCGGTAGTAGCCGGCGGAGATGTAGCCCGTGAAGCTGTTGGGCGCCGACTCTGTCTTGACGCCGTTACCCCACGTGGTCTGCGGCGTCATGCCGGCCAGATTCCATGGGTCCATGGAATCGGCGAACCACTGGTCGACGGAGTACCGCTGTTCGACGTTGTGGAGCGGCAGGGACCGGAGTGCCTTGTTCGCTTCGTGGTAACGCTGCGCCGATTCACTCAAGACGAGGGAGCTGGCCATAGGTGCTCTACCTCCATCGGGTGAGTCGGGCATTAGGTGAAGACCACGGCGCAGGCCGCGGACTTAGCGGGGCCGGTCAGGTGGCCCCACGCCGCGAGGCCAACGGCCACGAGTGGGGAGATGTCCACCGACGATGAGCGGCGAGACCACAGCCAGCCATCACCGGAGATCCGACGGGACGCAGAAGCCACGGCGGTGTCAAGCTCGGGCTGGCCACGATGGGCACACCGGCCCTCGACGACAGATGAGAGCAGGTGACCGCAGGCTGACTTGTGATCGGCCACCGACACCACCGACACGGTGACGCCGGCACGCTCAAGCTCGGGAACCAGGGCCACGGCCGGCGAACCAGCGGCGACCATCACGCACTTCGGGCTGTTGCGCTCGACGATGCAGGCGAGCTCGGCCACGACCCAATCGGTCGACGGGCCGTGGGAGATGATCTCGACGCCGAACCCGTCGCCAACCGCACCGGCGGCGGCGATGGCGGCCGATGCGCCATCGGGTGACACGTCGACAGCCAGCGACACGGGGTCAGCCATCTTGCCGTCACCAGCAGCCGCCGCCCACGCGGCGCTCGGGATCACGCTGTCGGCGGCGTTCGGATTCCAGCGGTTGAGGTAGGCCCGATCGAACTCGGCGGGGTCCATCGACTCGAAGTCGGCGCGCACCGCCGCCTCGGTGATCGTATGGCCGAGAGCCGGCATCGTTGCCCACCACGTCTCGGGGTCCTCGCGGTCAGCATCATCGGCGGCCGACCACTCGAAGTAGGCGACGCCGGGGTGGTGACCTTCGGCGCAGCGGGCACGGCCGGATTCGACCTTGCCCCACAGGTACGGCGAGGTGCCAGGGGTGCGGCCGGCGGTCGAAACGACCCAAACCTGCGGGTCATCCCGGGTGATCTGGGCAGGCTTGAACGCCTGCTCCATGCGGGAATCCTTCTGAGCGAACGCCTCATCGATGAAGCCGAGGTCCAACGTCGGACCGTGGCCAGAGGTCTCACCGCTGGCCGAGATGCCGTACATCGAGCCGTTGTGGCGCCAGATGAGCGCCTCGTTGCCGTTGGTCATGCGTGACCGGTACGGCTTCGGCTTGCGCTTGCCGATAGGCGACAGGTCCAACAGCGGGAGGTGGTCGTCCTCCCACTTCTTGCGGGCGTCGTTGCGGGTCTGCGCGGTGTAGACGATGTTCTGCTTCGTGGCCCACGCCAGCGCACGGTGGACCGCGGTGGCCAGGATCAGCGTCGTCTTGCCTGACTGGCGGGGAACGAGTAGCACGATCTCCCGGTAGACCAGCAGTCCGGTCACCGGGTCGACCTCGAGGGCCACGTCAGCGACGTACTGCTGCCACGGCATGAACGGCTTGCCGAGCTGGGAAGCGACCTCGCCGGCCTTCGGGCCGAGAGTCAGGCGATCAGGGTTGCGGGGGGTGGCGAACCGGGGCGGGCAGTCAGCCAGGGTTGGCGAGGGACCGTTCCCATTGAGCGAACGCGTCATCGTCGTCGGCACCTTCACCCCCCAGCTCGTGGAGCGTGGCCCGGAGCTCCTTGACCATCGCGGCCGACGCCATGCCGGCCCCGGCGTCCAACTCCTTCGCCAAGGTCAACGCCATCGCGGCCAACGAGCGGCGGTGATGGTCGGCATCAAGCTCGAGACTGTCGATCAGCGCCGAAACGGCCAGCTCAACGCCCGCTGATGGGGCCGGTTTTGGTGTCGCACGCTTGCCGCCGGGGCGCTTCGTGGGCAGGGGTTCGCGGTCCATGCTCATCCTTCGTCGCGTCGCCCCGGGTCAGGCCGGGGAGAAAACGGAAGCGAGTCGGCTCTCCCAGCACGCCGAACGGTCACGATGCGTGACCGCCCCCCACCCCATCACCACTCTCTGCTAGTTGTTCCGGGGCTGGTCACGGTGATTCCGAGCTCCTTGGCGGCGGCAGTGCGGCATTCGTGCCTGACTTCGCCGGTCACGTCACGGTCGCCGCGGATGCTGTTGCACAGGCGGTGAGCGTGGGCCAGGTTGGCGTGGTCGGTGGCGCTGCCACCTCGGCTGCGGGGCGTGCGCTCGTCCACCGTGCTGGCCATCCGGTGCCGCTCGAAGTCGAGCGACTGGTCGATGGGGAATCCGCAGAGCCAGCACGGCTGGCCGAGGCTGCGAACGTGGGCGATGGCCGTGCGTCGTGGCCTGCCCTTGAGGCTGGTGCTCACGTCCAGCCGTGGTGGCCGGTGAGCGGGAGCCAGCTACCGGCGGAGACAGCTCGGCGGGGCACGATGATGTCGAGCAGCCATCGGCGCATGGTCACCCCCTGAACGACAAATACCCCGGACCTCCAGGGTCACGGGGCACCAGTCAAGCGATGTGCGACAACGTACGTGGTCACAGCGTTCCCGTCAAGCACCCTGGCCGCAGCACCTGGCGAGCAGGTACCGGTGCCAGGCCTGGTCGGTGTAGATCGCTCGACGGATGCGGTGCCAGCGTGGTGGTGCGTCCGCTGCCTCGCGCAGCCGTGCTGCCCACGCCGCGGTCGAGCTGCACCGTTCGTAGTCGGGCTCCGCCTCCGGCAGTCGTGGTCTGGCTGCGTCCACCATCTCGCCGACCGACAGGCCCCAGCCCATGCCGACCCACGGTGATCCCTCACGCACTGCGCTTGCCCTTGCGTCCAGCAGCCTTGGCCTCGATGATCATGCCCGGTGGCGTGGCGTCGGTGCCGCACTCCCACCGCCTGATGATCGCCTCGGTCGGCGTGCAGCGGTACCGCTCCTGGAACGTCAGGCACTTCGGGCACAGGTCCGAGCTGGCGGCGGCGTTGGGCGGGTACTTCACCCACGCCTCGTGCACGCGGCAGGCCACGATGGTGCGCTGCACCGCCGCGGTCATGGTCTCGCCTCGGTGGATGTCCCAGATCCCGAACGCCTTGGCGTGGAGCCATGCCGCCGTCTCGGCCAGGGCGGTGCGCACCAGCGTGTCCAGGTGGGCGAGGTCGTCCCCGTGGAGCTGGCCGGCGGTGGGCTCGACGAGCGGTGCCCAGCGGTGGATGCGGCTGATGGTGGTGGACACCGCCGCGGTCAGGCCGGGCTGGCTCGGTGGGATCCACGGTGCGCCGCAGATGTCACCCACCTCGGTGGCGGTCTCGCTGCACAAGGCGACGGCGGCCCGGATGGTGCCCACGGTCTCGTCGTCGTCGGTGGCGTCGGGCTCGCCCCACAGCGCAGCGATGGCGGTGGGGTCCGAGTGGCCGCCCTTGCCGCCACCGGAGTCGGTGCTGCTGGTGAGCCGGGACAGGATCTCGTCGTTGGTCATGCCCGAGCGCATGGGCCGGCTGGTGCTCGAGGTGCGCTCGGCGTAGATCCCGATCACCTGGTCGATCGTGTGCGGGATCGTGACGCACCACGTGAGGTCCTCGAGGGTGGCCGTGATGGCGGCGGCTCGTCGTTCAGCGCTCACGGGGCGGTGGTCTCCTGGGTGGCCGGGTGGCGGCGGATCATGCGGGTGTCGCGCTGGTGCTTGCGTGAGTAGCCGCCCTTGCGCTGGATGAGCTTGCGGTGCCGGGCGTCTCGGATGCGTAGGTCGATCGTCGTGCGCTCGAGCTCGGGGTGGGCGTAGGTGGTGGCTTCGATCACGTCGGCCAGCGGTGTCCACCGCTCGGCGTCGAGCATGCTCCAGATCGTGATCCAGGCCCTGGCGGTTGGCGTGGATCGGTCCATCGACGGCCAGAGGTCGGGAACGGTGTCGTTCACGATGCGTGCTCTTCGTGGTGGTGGTCGGCGCTCGTTCTGGTCCGCCCGACCGCGGGCCTCGGAGGGTGGGGTGGTCCACTTAGGTCCCACCCTCTAGAGGGGACCACCTGGACCGGACCACTTTGCCCTTGGTTTTTAAGGGGTTGCGGAGACGGTGGGACCGGCAAATCGGGGAAGTGCGTGGACCACTTCTGGACCTCCATGCGTTTCGGTGTAGATCGGGGAGAGGGTTGTGCAGGTCACGGCGTTTTGGGTGGGGTGGTCCACTTTTTTGGACCGGCCTCGTGGACCAGTGGACCACCGCAGGTCACAGCCCTGCACGTTGCGTGGCTGGTCCACTCCTGTGCGTGGTGTCCACAGAGTTGTCCACAGACTAGAGGTGTGGTGGAGGGTGAGCGTTTCGACCACGGAGAGTGGCGAAACGGCGTTCATGCGGCACCGCCGAACAGGTCGCCTTGTGCGTCAGGTTCACCACCGAGGCAGCCTGGAGACAGCCACAAGGTCTCACCGTGGCGGTTCACGGAGCCCGCAGTGTTGGTGCCCGCGTAGCCCCCAGTTCCGCTCCATGAGTGGCGCCGCCAGGTGTCGGGGATGAGGTGGTCGTGCTCGGCTGAGTAGCCGGCCAGGACGATCCGATACCGGGGGTTGTCGCCATTGTCGAGACACCACTGGCGCACCTCGTGGGCGATCGTGTGGTCGTCGGTGGCGTACAGGTCGGAGGTGCGAACGTCGCCGAGGTAGGGCGGGTCGAGGAACACGCCGACGGTGGCCCCGTAGTTGAGGGCGCCGTTGGTGACGACCCGTGACCAGTCTCCGCAGCAGACCCGGACCTTGCGGAGCCGGTCGGCGAGCGCCATGAGGTAGCCGTACATGGGTGGCAGGTCCGGCGCCGGGTTGTCCCACTTGACAGCGGGAGCACCTGACCCACCGGACGAGAAGTCACCTTGCGAAGACGTGCCCCGCCCGGCGTCGCCGAGGTGGGGGAGCTGGCGGTTGATGCCCTGGCCGGCGCTACCGAGGTGGGGGAGCTGGCGGTTGATGCCCTGGCCGGCGCTACCGAGGTGGGGGAGCTGGCCCACCGTGCCGTCGTCGAGCAGCACCCATGGTCCGGTTCCAGCGCACCAGCCGGACCCGATCCACGAGTTGATGCCCCATACCCACCACCCGGCGACCTTGGCGTCGAACCACTCGGGGTCTGACGCCATGGCCTCCACGCGGTGCCGTCCTTCAGTGACGAGCCACAGGTGTCGTGCTTCGAGGTCGGCCTCGTTGACCGGCCAGTCTGCCCACGATGCGACCTCATAGGGGTCGGCAGCCAGTGCCCGCCAGAAGTTGGCGAGGAACCGGTCGGCGTCGTTGGCGGTCTCGGCCCGGCAGCGGTGCGACGGTGGGCGTTCCAGTAGACACGCGAGCGACCCGGCGAACGGCTCGACGTAGTTGTCCACGTCGCCAAGCGCCGCCCACACAACATCAGCCACGCGGCGCTTGCCGCCGAACCACGGAAACGGTGCCTTCATATCTCCTCCTCGAACCCGGCGCACAGCGCCTCGAACTTCGCCTTGTTGGCCTCGATGGCGCGGTGCACGTTCGACTTCGGGGCACCGGTCACCATGGCCAGCTCCCGCTCCGACATGCGTCGCCCGTGCTGGCGCACCAGCTCGGCGATCCGGGCGTAGGTGAGCACCGCCGAGGACACCTCCATGGACCACGGCCAGTCCCCGCCGCGCACGAGGGCGGCAGGCCAGTCCCGCTCGTCCCGAGCTCCGCGCCAGTGGCGAAGCAGGCCAGCCTCGGAGATGTGGAGACCGAACTCGGGCCACCGCTTCCACAGGGAGGCGCCGTAGGGTCGCTCGGGGCGGTCGGATCCGGTGCCGTGCGGCTGGTGGGTCTCGAGGGCGAGGGCGAAGCCGTAGGCCACCCGCAGGCGGTCGAGCGTCATGGCGGCGGCCTTGGCCGGTTGCTCCTCGGTGGGGTCTCCGCCCACCAGCTTGTAGATCGGGCCGCCGACGACGAGCTCGGGCTGCACGGTGGCGATGAGGTGGGTGAGGGTGGCCACGTCGGTTGGGTCGTTGAGGTCGAGCCCCTGGGGGTGCACGGCCACGGTCAGGTTGTCGTCTGCTCCCCCGCCGGCGGTGACGTGGAGCGGTCGGAGTGCCCGGCGAATCTGGCGCTCGCTGTTCTCCAGGTCGAGCAGCAGGACGCGCAGCGGCGCCATCTCCTGGTGGGTGAACGGGTGGATGCCCGCCGCGGCCTGGACTGCGATCTGGCGCAGCAGGGTGGACTTCCCGCCACCTTCGGGCCCGGTGAGCAGGATCCGGTCGGTGCGCTCGAGGAGGCCGGGGATCACCCAGTCGTGGTCGGGCTCGTCGTTAGCCAGGAAGTCGCCGAGGAGTGTGTGGGCGATGCCGTGGCTGCTGGTGTCCTCGGGGACGATGAACGCCTCGATGACGGACACCGCGGCGGGCAGGTTGTCGGCCCGGGCGTGCTCGGCGGCTTCGATGGCCCCGGCCATGACGGTGCGCAGGCGGGCCATGTGGATGACCCGGCGGGCGTAGGCGCTGGCGTTGCGTGCCTCCCAGGTGTGTCCGGCTTGGAGGTTGATGATCCGGTTCTGGACGTCGGGGGAGTCGCCGAGGTGGGCGCTGAGGGTGATGAGGTCGGGGAGGTCGCCGGCGTTGTCCACCTTGACCACGGCGTCGTAGATGGCGCCGTGGTGGGGCGCGTAGAAGTGGTGTGGTGCGAGCCCGGTGGCGAAGGTGTCGTCGCGTGCCTGGGTGGAGATGAGGATGGCGCCGAGGACGGCTTCTTCGGCGTCGGTGTCGTGAGGGTTGGCTCGGTGGCTGTTGGCCCGGGGTGGTGGTGGCGTGGGGCCTTCTGGCCCGGTGGGCGCGAGGAACGGGTCGGCTTCGTCGTACCGCGGGTCATAGGGCGGGCCCTCGGTGTCGGTGCTCACGGGGCGGTGCCGGCCTCCTGGCCTTCGAGGCGGAACACGAGCAGGGTGGACGTGTTGCGGCGGGCGTGGACCTGGCGCCGGCCGGCGGGCTGGGCGCGGTAGCTGGCGAGGTCGAACCGGTCGACGAGCCGGTGGCCGAGGGTCTCGGCGTGGTCGGCGAAGATCCGGGTCTGCCAGCGGACCTTGCCGCTGCACACCTGGTCCTGGCACTTCACGAGCAGCATCCCGCCGGGCCGGAGCACCTTCGTGCACGAGGTGATGCCGTCGGTGATGAGCTGGTGTCGCTCCTGCCAGGTGGCCGGATGGGCGACCCCGTAGTCGGCATCCGAAGCGGAGGCGCCCTTGCCGGTGCTGGTGCCGTTGAGCTTGTAGGGCGGGTCGAACACGACGGCGTCGAACGTGGGGCCAGACCACACGTCGGTGAGCTCTCGGAAGTCGACCGACCCGAGGTCCGAGCGGGTGGGGTCGAGGTCGGTGGCGGTCAGGTCGTCCGGTCGCCAGAGGGTCCAGAACCGGCCGAGGCCGTAGGTCGGGTCCAGCGTGAGCCACGACGGGCGGAGGTAGCCGAGGGGGACGACGGCGTCGCGGATCAGCTCGGCGTTGTTGGCCCACGTGCCAGCGGCCAGCACGGGAGAGCTCACGTCGGCCCCCTGGTGAGCAGGGTGTGCGCCTTGTGCATGACGTTGGCCGCGTCCATGATCCGTTGGGCGAGCACGGCTCGGACGTCGTCGTTCGGGCACGTGTCGTAGACGTCGATCGGGTCGAGGGCCTTGATCTCGGCGAGGGCGTTGTCGAGCCGGGCCCGGGCGGTTCGGCCAGCGGCGCGCACGTTGCCGCCGCGCTGGGTGGCGCGGTCGCGGTGGTCCTCGGCTTCGCCGCCGATGAGCCGGAGCGCCTCGGTGGGCTCGGCGCTGATGGCGGCGGCCACGATCGGGCGGAGGGTGCCCACGGGCATCGCCGTGGTGAGGGCGAGGTCGGCGGCCGCGGCGAACACGGCGTCGTGGTCGAGGCGGCCGAGCTCGTAGCGGACCGGCTCGGGGAGGCGGGCGAACCCTTCGATGCCGGCGGCGGTGGCGCGCCGGGTGGCTTCGAGGGCGTTGGCGGCGATGGACAGCTTCGGCTGGGCGATCCCGACGATGGCTGCGGCGTCGCGTTGGGTCATGCCGTCGGCCATGAGGGCGATGGCGTGCTCGACGCGCTCGGCGGTGGTCGGTGGGAGGCCGTGGCGGGCGTTGTCCTCGAAGCGGATCCGGCGCAGCACGGCGTCGGTGCCGGTGACGAGGTACGCGGCCAGCGTGGACCGGCGGGCCCGGGTGGCGGCTGCGACGCGGTGGTTCCCGCCGAGCGGGACCAGGGCGTCGGCGTCGATCGCGATGATCGGCGGGAAGATCGCGCCGTCGACCATGGCGGCGGCGTAGCGGTCGACTACCTCTTCGTGGAGGGGTTCGTGGCGGACCTGGTTGGCGAGGCCCGCGGCCTTGTCGATGCGGGCGAGCGGGAGGTCAGGGTCGAAGCGCCACGCGGCGCCGAGCTGGGTCAGCCAAGCTTCGACGTCTTGCTGTCGAGCCGGGTGGAGGGGTTCGGTGATGGTCATGCGGCCTCCCTGGCCTTGCGTCGACGGGCGGCCTCGTTGAGGCGATGGCAGGTCCGGCACCGGCGACCCCGGCCGGGCGGCATGTCCGCCTCGTAGGGGTGGCCGTTGCGGCAGTGCGTGGCCCGCTCACCGATCACCCCACCGCGACGAACGTTCTCCCCCGCCGAGACCGGCTCCAAGTGCGAGACGTTGACGCACGCCCTGTTGGTGCACAGGTGGTCGAGCACGAGGCCCGCCGGGATCGGTCCCATCAGCAGCACGTAGGCGAAGCGGTGCGCCAGGACCCGGACCCCGGCGTGACGGATCTCGCCGTAGCCATCGGAGCGCACGAGCCCGGTCCACTCTCGGCAGCCATCGGGGCGCCGGGCGCTGTTGGCCCAGAGGCGTTCCGTCGGTGTGGGGGTCAGGATGACCTCCGAGCTGGTGTCGATGTCGATGGTCATGCGATCTTCCTTCGTGCGGTGCGGTGGCGGACCACGGTCCACTGGGTGATGCCGAGGATCGACGCTATCTCGGCGGCGGAGCGTCCGTCGGCAGTGAGCTCGGCCACGTCGGGCACCAGGCCCACGGCGACGTCCGGAGAGCGGGCGTCGACGGTCTTCGAGATGTCCGGGATGCCCATGGCCTTGCGGAGGCGCCGCCGGTCCTTCGGGGACGTTGCCGCCCAGATGCCGTCGCTCTCCCGCTGGACCGCATGGGCGTGGCATGCGGTGTACACGGGGCAGGCCTGGCAGATCGGGCGGGCGAGGGCGACGTGGGCGGCGGTGATCTTCTCGGGTGGGACCGGCGGGTAGAAGAGGTCCTGGTCCTCGCCCCGGCATGCGCCGCGGTCGGCCCACGCCATCGGGTGGTTGGCGGCGGTCACGATGCACGCTCGAAGGCGGTGCAGGCGGGCCACGACTTGCGGATGTCCGTGCCGGCGCCGTTTGTGATGGGGACGAGGTTGCACTTCCAGTAGGAGCGCCGCCCGCCGTGGGTCAGGGTGCAGTGGTCGCAGTCGCCGCAGGTCTCGGACGTGGCGACGAGCAGCACCCGCTTGGTGGCGGGGTGGCGTCCGGCTGCCAGCGTCTCGTTGCGCTCGATGGTGCGGCGCCGGTCGGCCGACAGACCGGTGGGCGGCGGGGGCGCCGGGTAGCAGCCGGAGCAACGGTCGTCGGCACACGCCTGGAGGTGGACGTCGGGCAGCAGCAGGCTCACGCCACCCACTCCCGAACCGAGATGATGGCCCCGGTCCAGCCGATGACCTCGGTCTTGGTGGCGTGCAGCTCGCAGAAGAGGGCGTCGTCGCCGATCAGCCCGCCCTCGGCGAGCGCGTCACCCACCGAGCGCACCAGCTTGTCCAGGTCCGGGGCCGACACCTTCGGGGCGCGACCGGCGGCGCGCACCGCGGCCTTCCGGGACTTGGGCATCGCGAACCGGAACTCGACGGCCAGCGACAGGGGCCCGGTGAGCGGTTCGGCCCCATCGGCGACGTCGCGGGCCGCCTCAGCGACGGCCGAGCGCCACGATCGGTGCATCGATCGCTGTCCGGCTGAGCGGCCTTCGATCATCGCCCCGTTCGGCATGCGGGTCTTGGAGCCTTGCGGGGTCGGGGTGCCGACCACCTCGAACTCGACGGCGGTCATCGCTCCCCCGTCCGGCGTTCGTGACGGCGCACGTCCAGAACAACGCCCACCGCGCCGGCCACCAACATGGCCACGGCAAGCACCAGCGGAACGCCACTCGCCAGGGCGATCACGACGCCCCCCGAACCATGCGCATCTCGTGCTCACCCGACGACCGCTGGAACAGCTCCATCGATCCGTCGGCGATCTGCTCCAGCGCCTCGAACAGGTCGTCCCACTCTGCGGGCTCCATCGCCTTCGAGGAGGAGGTGCGGCCGTTCGTCACGACCGAGATCAGGCCCTTGCGGCGTCCGTCAAGCGTGGCCTCGTCCTCACCGGGCCACGCCTCGGCGACCATGGCCCACATCTTCCCGAGACGCCGGTCTCGGTGGTCCTCTCCCCCGCCGGCGGGACGGGTGAGACCGAGGTCGGCCACCAGCAGGTCGAGGACCTCGTCGCTCACCTCCTCGATGGCCATCGGCAGCGGATGGTCGTGCTCGCCGGCCAACTCCCGGGCCCGGCGCAGACCCTTGGCGGCGGTGAGGCCCACGAGGGCGAGCGACTCGACGAGGGTGGCGGGCGGCTCGTCGTCGACCACTTCGGCGTCGACGATGTCCTCGTCGGTGGCGGCCGGTGCGGCTGGGTCGTCGTCGAACCCGGGTTCGCCGGGGAGCGGAGGCTCGGGCAGGGCCGGGGCGGGCGCGCTGGCCTTCGGGGCGGCGGCCTTCTTGGCCGGCGCCTTCTTCGCCGTGGCGGCGCGCCCGGCCTGGCGCCGGTTGGTGGGCGGCGCGTCCGGGGCGATGTCGTCGCGCCCTTCGATGACGAGGTCGCCGTCGGCCACCAGGTCGCCGTCGGAAAGCTCCTCGGGCGTGTAGCTGATGCCGCCGAGCACGTCGGCGAAGTTGTCCCGGCACAGCTCACTGGTGGCCCGGGCCGCGAGCATCGCCCTGGGGTACTTCCGGTAGTTCTGGCCGCCCTGGAGACCGGCGGCCTTGGCGTCGTCCATGGTCCAGGTGACCCGAGCGACGCGGTCCTCCGGCCAGTCCGATCGGCGGCCGGCGATGACCACCTTCGTGTTGCTCTTCGACTCGAACCAGAGGTCGTGGCCGGCGCGCTGGACGAGGGCACGCATCAGCTGGGCGCTCATGCACGGCTTCCCATTGATGACGGCGATCTGGCTGAGAGCCTGCATGGGGCCAATGCCGAGCTCGTGGCCCTGGAGCATGGCGGCCATGACGGCGGCGGGCTTCCCGCGGAGGCCTTGGGGGGCGAAGTCGGTGGCGGCGATCTGGCTCGCGAGGTCACTGGCGGCGGGCACCAGGGCGAAGGTGTCCACCGGGACGAGGTCGGTACTCATGAGGCCTCCCGAAGTGCCTGGTCTGGGGTGATGGCAGCGCCCTTGACGGCGCGTCCCGAGTCGTTCCGCGGGTCCTGGTCGGCGAGGAAGTCGCCCACCTGGCGCACGTACAAGAAGGTGCGGAACTGCGCCGACCCCGCCTCGAAGGGGTAGAGGTCGTAGCCGTCGGCCCGGACCCAGATGACCCCGCACCAGTCGACCTCGGGCATGTCGACGACCTCGCCGTCGATCACGGCGAACTCGGCGTAGCGGTACCCGGCCAGCTGCAGCGCAACCTCACCGAACGGGCCCGAGCGGCTGGTCTTGATGTCGAGCAGGCACCGGCCGAGACCGGGCAGCGTGGCGATCATGTCGAGGGTGCCGCTGTAGCGGTGCTTCGTGGACCCGACAGTCACCTCGAGGAGGGCGTCGGCGGGCTGCCAGTCCTCGAGGAACTGGAGGTAGGCGTCAACGTGGCCGGTGAGCGGCTCGGGAACGTCGACCTCTTCACCGCGGGCGAGGCGCTCGGCGAGGGCGTGGACCTCGGTTCCGCGCTTGGCCGCCTGGTCGCGGTCCTCGTAGTGGATGCCCTTGAGCAGCTCGGCCACCTTGGTGCGGCTGAGCTTGTCGGGCCAGGGCTTGCCCTTGGCCTGGGCGAGCTCGGCGAGGTCGGCCACCAGCTGGTCGGCGACGACGTGGCCGTCGGCCTGGTCGAGCCGGTCGGCGACGTACTCGGCGATGGTCTTGGCGGCCCAGCCCATGAGGGCGGGCTTGGGGAGGCCGTTGCCGATGACGGTGGTGACGCCAGGGACCTTCTGGCCGTTGATGGTGTAGCCGTGGCCGCGCCCGTAGTTGCGGCGCTTGATCTCGGGGGTGTCCATCACCGCCCCCGTTCGGTGGCGGCGAGCACCCGGTCGACGTCGTGGCGGGCGGTGATCTCGGGGAACGGGTCGCGCTGCAGCCGGCGGCGCATGTCGGCGAGGTAGCGGCGTGCCACCTCGGGCTGTGCTGCGGCTCCGGCTGGTGGCCGCCACGGTGCGAGGACGGTCACGACGCGACCACCTTCGGTAGCGCCGCCCGGTGTCCCGAAGTCGGGTCGGTCAGGATGGCAAACTTCCGGTCAACCTCGGCCAGCAGGTCGAACTCGGGGAACCAGCGACCGAGCAACACGAGCAGACACACCGCCACGTCGGCGGCTTCTTCCCACACGACGCCGCGCCCGGTGGCGGTCCGGTCGTCGTCTAGAGCGAGGACGGCGCTGGCGACCTCGCCGCACTCCTCGGCCATCTTCACGGCGACGTGCAGCATCGTCGCGTTCGGGAACCGCTCCCCGTGCCACGTCGCTACCCGTTCCTGCAGTCCTTCACTCACGGTGCGACCCCCACGGAGCCGCCGATGCCGCCGTCGGCTTCGTGGCGGGCGGTGATCTCGGGGTACGGGTCGGGGTGGAGCCAGCGGCGGGCCTTGTTGAGGTAGCGGCGTGCGACCTCGGGTGGTGCTGCGGGTCCGGTCGGTGGCCGCCACGGAGCGAGGGCGGTCACGCGCCGTCCTCCATGGAAGTCCAGTCGTGGCGGCCGTCGATGCGGGCGAGGGCCAGCACACAGACCGAGGCCACGTTGACCCCCGGTTCCTCACCCCGGAGCACCTGCGCGAGCGCAACGGTCAATGCCATCGACTCGGCCGGCATCAGCGTCACGGCATCGCTGTCAACCGGCGCGATCTCGTCCCCCTGGGTGCTGAGGCTGTTGATCAGCACGCAGTGCGGGTGGTCGTTGTCCCACGCAGCGGACTTGTGGGCATGGCCGGTGGATGCCATCAACGCGTGGAGTAGGTCCTCTGGCAGCGAGTCCATGAGGTCGCCCAACTCGTCGGGCGACATGAAGCCCGGATAGCGCGCCCACAGAATCTGCACGAGCAGAGCGAGGTCCCGCACTGCGGCGATGAGCTGTTGCTCGCTCACGGTGCGACCTCCACGGAGCCGCCGATGCCGCCCTCGGACTCGTCCCGGCCGAGCGGGGTCCACGTCGCGTGGCGGTGGGGGCGCCAGTCGGCTCGGGGTTCACCGGCCTCGGTGCGGACCCACACCTGGCCACCGATGGCGAGGCTGGGCAGGGTGACGATCAGCGGGGCCATCACGCCTGCACCTCCCGTTCGAGGCGCCACGTCGACGTGTTCACGGTCCACCCGGCAGGCGGAACCGTGCACGCGCTGCACCGGGCGCGGGTCAGGTCGGCGCCGGTCAGGTCGGCGTCGGCCAGGTTGGCGCCGGTCAGGTTGGCGCCGGTCAGGTCGGCGTCGGCCAGGTTGGCGCCGGTCAGGTTGGCGCCGGCCAGGTTGGCGCGGGTCAGGTTGGCGCCGGTCAGGTCGGCGCCGGTCAGGTCGGCGTCGGCCAGGTTGGCGCCGGTCAGGTAGGCGCCGGTCAGGTTGGCGCCGGTCAGGTTGGCGCCGGCCAGGTTGGCGCGGGTCAGGTTGGCGCCGGTCAGGTCGGCGCCGGTCAGGTCGGCGTCGGCCAGGTTGGC